TCGTACTCCGAGTTCCTGCGCACGCAGTTCCGCGCGGTTGCCGCCGCCATTGGCATCACCTATGAGGCGCTGACCGGCGACCTGACCGGCGTGAACTTTTCCTCCGCGCGGATCCGCCGGATCGAGATGGGGCAGAATGTCGAAGCATGGCAGTGGGGTCTGGTCATGCCGGTCCTTTGCGACGCCATCGGACGAGAACTGCTGCGTTCGTGGCTGCGCGAGAAGCCGCATTCAGGTCTGGCGCTGAAGGCGTCGAGGATCGGGTGGACGCCACCGCCGCCCGTGATTGCCGACCCGAAGACGGAGACGCAGGTCGCTGTCCAGCGCATCGAGGCCGGACTGTCCAGCCGTCCGGCCGAGATTCGCCGGCTGGGCTATGAGCCGCCGGAGATCGACGCTGAAATTCGCGCGGATGAGGAAATGCGCCGGTCATTGGCTGCACTGAAGGCACCGGCGGTTTCCGCCGCCGCAAAGGTCGAACAAGACGAGGAACAGAACAATGAATGAGCTGCTGCTCTACGGTACGGTCGGTTCGTCCTGGTGGGAGGAGGAATATTTCACCGCGAAAATGGTGCGTGAGGCCTTGGCAGAAATGTCGGGGCCTTTGACTGTCCGGATCAATTCCGGCGGCGGGATCGCGAGCGAGGGGCAGGCCATCTATACCGCGCTGCGCGGCTATGAGGGTCAGGTTGAGGTGATCGTCGAGGGTGTGGCCGCATCAGCCGCCAGCCTGATCGCGATGGCGGGCGACACGATTACCATGACGCCCGGTGCGATCCTGATGATCCACGACCCGGCCAGCTGGTACGTTGACGGCCGGGGCACCGAGGATGATCACCTGAAGGCTGCGCAAGTCCTTGGCGTGATCGCCAACGCCTATGCCGGAATCTACGCCAAACGGGCCGGTATCGGCGTGGGCGATGCCCGCGCGATCATGAAGGCCGAAACCTATTACGACCCGCAGGGCGCGGTCGATGCCGGGTTTGCAACCTCGATCGACGAGGACAGCGATGTCACAGCGCCCGCGGCGTTTGATTACCGTCTCTATCAGCATGCGCCCGATCGTCTGCTGACCGCCGCCGGCGCTATACAGTGCCAGCGGCCCCGTGCCGAGGTGGTGGCCATGATGGCTGGCGCCGCATCCAAACCTGCCAGAGGAGTGAAACCCATGGCGAAAACCAAACCCGCCCCGACGGGCAGTGCCACGGCCTCGACAGAATCGGATGATGATTCCGAGAACGTTGAGGGTGAAGCGGATACCGAAATGGAAACCGAGGAGGAGGCGACCTCTGAGGATCAGAGCGGCGAGGATGCCGCCCAGGACGACGATGACGAGACGAGCGTCGAAGAGGACGGTAACGACGACGCTGTCGCGATCATGGATCTGGTGGAAATGCACGGCGATCCGATGAGCGTTGCCCGCGATTTCATTGCCAGCAATGCCAGCGTGGCGACCGTCGTCGCCCATTACCGCGAGAAAGGACCGAGCGTGACCAAACACAAGCCCGGCGGTGCGACCGCCCGGATCACGCGTGATGAACGTGAAACCCGCCGCATCGGCATGACCGAAGCTCTTGCCGCTCAAATCGGCCGTCGTGACCCGCAGGACGGGCGCGCACGACCCTTCATGAACATGTCTCTGGTTGAGATGGCCGCGCTCAGCACGGGCTATAGGGGGCCTGTGCGCACGGCCTACGATCGCGAGCAGGTGTTCATGGCGATGCACACGACCAGCGACTTCCCCTTGTCGCTGCAGAACGCCCTGAATAAGGAACTTGAGGCCCGCTATCGGCTGGCAGAGCCGACCTTTCGTCGGATTGCGCGCCAGAAAACGTTCCGCGATTTCCGTCCGCACCCCATGATCCGCCCCGGCGATTTCCCGATGCTTCAGCCGATCGGCGAGGGCGGTGAGATCAAGTACGGCACGATCGGCGAAAAGGCCGAATCGGTCGCGCTGGCCTCGTACGGGATTGCGCTGTCCATCAGCCGTCAGACCCTGATCAATGACGATATCGGCGCAATCGCCGACATGATCGCCGATCAGGGCCGGGCCGTCACGCGGTGGGAGGATAAAACCTTCTACGAGATGGCCCTGGGCGGCGCGAACGGGGACGGTCCGACGCTGGTCGAAACCGGCCGTCAGGTGTTCAACGCGACGGACAAGACCAAGGCCGCAACGGCGGCGGCGATCACCATTGCATCGCTGTCGGCGGGCCGGGCGGCCATCATGACCAAAACATCAATCGACGGGAACGACCTCGGGCTCATGCCGGCCATCCTGCTGGTTGGCCCCGAAAAGCTAACCGAGGCCCAGCAGATTGTGTCGCCCATTCAGGCGGATCAGGCTGGCAATGTGAACCCGTTCTCGGGCCGGCTCGAGGTTGTGGCCACCGCCAAAGTCTCCGGCAAGGCGTGGCATCTGTTCGCTGACCCGGCCGATGCCCCCTGCTTTGTTTACGGCTATCTCGAAGGCGCTTCGGCGCCGCGCACCCGGATGGAAGAGCCGTTCGGGCGGCAGGGCATGCAGATCAGCCTGGAGCATGATTTCGGGGTCGGCGCGATCGATTTCCGGGGCAGCTACAAGAACGCCGGCGCCTGACCGGCCGTATATACATCTGACGAAAGGGCGCCTGCGGGCGCCCTTTCGTCGTTTTCAACCCTGAAAGGAAGGCAGATGGCCAAGAACTTCATTCAGCCGGGCGAGGTGATCACCGTCACGGCTCCCGCTGCGGTCACCAGCGGGTCCCCGCTTCTTGTCGGCACCCTGTTCGGTGTCGCGCAGACCGACGCGGAATCCGGCGCCTATGTCGAGATCGTTCGGCGCGGCGTTTATGTATTGCCGAAGGTCTTGGCGCAGGCGTGGACTGCTGGCGCCAAGATCTACTGGGATGACACCGCGAAAAACTGCACCTCCACCGCCAGCGGGAACACGCTGATCGGTGCTGCTGTCGCTGCTGCGGCCAATCCGTCGGAATCGGGTCAGGTCCTGCTGGATGGCGTGATCCGCTGATGAGCGGCATCTTCGATGGGCTGGCGGGGTTATTGACCGATGTGTTGGGCAGCCCCGTCACCTATCAACCGCGGGCAGGCGCGACCCGTGACGTTGCCTCGATCTTTCGCGAGCGCCCGATCGAGGTCGAGGGGGCGGACGGGCAGATTGTTCGGATCGACGCGCCCAGCTGGCGGGTCTGTCGCACGCTGGTCGAGGACCCCGGTCGCGGTGATCAGATCCTGCTGCCCGATGGTCGGATCTTCACCGTTCAGGCGGTGCATCGCACCGGGTCGCCAGCGGCGGACGGCTTTTGGATTTGCGAAATGCAGGATGGCTAGATGGCGCATTACCGATCTGAGTTCCGGGTGGCGGTTCGCGAGGCGCTGGCCGCGCATTCCCGCTTCTCGGGGTTCACAGTTCTCCCGGTCTGGCGCGGCGTCATCGATGATCAGACCCTGCCCGTTATCGGCGTCCTGACCCCGTCCGACCGGCGTGAGCGTCCGTCCCGATCTGGCGTCACCTGCAGAACGCTGTTGCAGGTGGCCGTCCGCCGCTCTGGCGGCGAGGACATCGAGGACCTTCTGGACCTCGACAGTGAGGTGGTTGAGGCGGTCGTTACGCAGGCCCTGCTGAAAATGCAGCAGGGCTGCTTTCTGGAAAACACCTCGCTCGCCACGAATACCGATGGCCGCCAAAACGTCGGCACAATGGTCATGGATTTCGGCCTGACCAGCTTCCGTAACATTCCAACCTGACGTCAGGAGACAGTCATGAGCAACGCGATGATCGGTTATGATACCGAGTTCCGCATCAAGGTCACCCCGGAGGCCAGCACCTTCACGGCCCTGGCCGAAGTCTACAGCGTGACGCCGCCGGAAAGCAGCATCGATCAGGTCGAGGTCACGCATTTCAAGTCCCCCGGCCGCCGCCGCGAATATATTCCCACCCTGTCGGATAACGGCACGGCATCGTGCGAGATGAACTATATTCCGGGATCGGCCACGGATTTGCTGATCGAGGCGCTGATCACTGCAGGATCCGTCGTTCCCGCCGAAATCGAGTTTCCCAACGGGACAGTCGTGGCATTCAGCTGTTCCGTATCCGGATACAGCAAGACGAATCCCGTCGATGATCGCCTGACAGCAACGGTCGAGTTTCAGGTAACCGGCGATGTTACTATCACCGCTGGCGCGGGGGTATGATCATGGTCAATCCATTTATCGGAGAGGTCGAGGTTTCGTTTGGCGGACAGGACTACACCATGGTTCTGAACTTCAATGCTTTCGCGGAATTTGAAGCAGCCTCGGGCAGGAATGCTTTCGATCTGATTGATGAGGTCGCAAAGGGAACCGCCCGCGTTACAGACCTTCGGAATTGCATGTGGGCCGCGTTGCGGCAGCGTCACCCGGATATGACACTGGTGCTTGCTGGTGAAATCATGAGCGCATACCCTGATGCGGTGAACCTGGCGATCGGGGCGGCAATCGCCCCGAAGGGAGATGTCGTGCCGGGAAAGTGACCGCGCGCGGACAGGTCGCGCGCATCACCATTCCAGGGCTGCTGGAACAGTATGTCGGGGTCGGGCTCGACCCTTCGGTTTTCTGGGCGTTGACCCCGGCGCTCTATGCCATCCATCTGGACGGCGCGGTGCGGCGGCTGGATCGTGAGGCGCGCGAAATGGCCTGGGCCGTCTGGCACGTCGCCGCGTTGTCCCGCGCGAAGAAGCTCCCGCGTCTTGATCGGTTCATCCCGGGTAAGAACAACGTCGCGCCGAAGTCCCCGACATGGCAGGCGCAGCTTGCGGCGTGGCAAACTTATGCGGAGAGGAAAAAGACCGGATCCTAGTTTTCGAGAACGGATAGATACTTTGTTTTTGCCACGTCCGTTTCGTGCATCATCTGGTTA